TAAAAAAGAACATCCGTTTTGAACAATGGATCCTCGCGAAGTCGAAAAACTTCGCGTGGCGTATAACGAAGAGCACCCCGATACCCCGCCTATTCGCAAGACTGCGGGCGCGTGGCAGGAGATTACCGAACGCATGCGCAAGGTGTGTCGAGAATCTGCAGTCGAGAGGGCGTGTATCGCACACGCTCTCGTGAAGAAACCTTCGGCACCCGAAAGTTGGAACCAGAACGGTTCCGAATGGTTGTCCTCCGACGATATTGACAAATCGCAGGCGTATTACCAAGACATCATTCCAGACTACTACTACGTCAAAAGCGTGCCCATCGATTTCGATAAACATTCGAAGACCGGAAGATGCCTGGTATCTTCGCTATGCAGTATGAACATTTCCGAGTTGTATCGCAAGGGGTATCGCTGTGTGGGGGTTGTCTTCAATACAGACACGTCGGCCGGGGATGGCGAGCACTGGATCGCGGCGTTCGCGAACTTGCGCGGATCAACTCCAACAATGACATATTTCGATTCGTATGCGCGCAAACCCGAACCCGAAATTGTCGAACTCATGGAGCGGTGGAAGAAACAGGTGGACGGCATGAAGGTTTTCGAATCGCCGATGGAACTCTACTTCAACAAGATTCGCCACCAGTATAAGGACGCCCAGTGCGGGATGTATTGCATATACTTTCTATACTGCTGCCTCTACGACATACCCATACAGAGGCGCATTCCGGATGACGTTATGATGATGCTGCGTAGACTCTTTTTCCGCTACAAACAACGTCGTAGCAAGAAGTAATGGATTGGACAGGATACCTCGGAATCGCGCTGGGCGTGGTGTTTATCGCCGGGTTAGTCTTTGTAGCACTTGCCATACGTTGGCGACATGCAACTCCTCCTTCGGAAACCGAAGGCACGAAGAATATAGACACCGTCATCGACGCGATGGGGGTGTCTCCTCCTTCTTCCAAAAAAGAGAATTTTGCGAACGCCCCAGTCGGATGCCCCAGCGACAAGGTCATGTGCGACTACATGGTCGCCTCTTCCGCGAACTCGATATATGCTAACAAAGACGCCGAGGACTACACTTACGCGTCGGCAGTGCAAAAGGTTATCAAGGCGGGCGCCCGCCTCGTTGATCTGAACATCTACGACGTCGAGGGTGTCCCCACTGCAGGTCTCACCGACTCGTCATATAAGCGACTCTACTCCTACAATGGTATCAAACTCGAAGACTGCTGTATTGAAATTGCCAACACTGCATTCGCCGACGACACGCCCGGAAACAAGAACCCGTTCGTGCTATCTCTAAATTTTCACTCGACGGACAACACATTCATGACCAAATCCGCAGATGTTCTGAAAAAGACACTGTCTCGATTTCTGCTAGACCTTCCATACACATACCAGAAAAAGAACATTGCGCTCGAACCGGTGTGCAACCTCATAGGAAAGGTTATCGTCGTCAGCGGAAAGAACACCAAGGGCAACGGAATGGACGAACTCGTGAACATGTCCTGGGACTCATCCTACATGCGGAGATTGACCTATCGTCAGGCAGCAGAGACTTACGACTACGAGGAACTCACCGAATTTAACCGCCGAGGAATCACGCTGGTCGTCCCAGACGAAGGATCCGACTTGACAAATCGCAATGCGCAAATCTGTTTCGGATTCGGGTGCCAGTGGGTCGCTATGAACTATGGCAGTCTCGATGAGTCACTCGACACGTATATTGGAACCTTTTTGGAGGGGTCGTTTGTCCTGAAAGAGGACGGACTGCGTTACAATCCAGTAACATACGAGGCGCCGAAGCAGCAGACCCCCGCCGTGTCGTTCCAACCAAAGCAAATCACATCCCCCATGTATGACTTCACAATAAAGTCTGCGACCTAGAATAAATATGTCATCTTTCGAAGGCGCACCCGATGCAACTGGAGGACTTTCTCCCGCACCCGTTCAGAGCGGAGGCAAGCGGTCTGCGTGGATTTCGCATGTTAAAAAGTATGCGAAAGATCACGGTATCAAGTTCGGAGAGGCGCTAAGTAAAGCGGGTGCATCGTTCAAGAAACATAGCGGCGGCGGAGGTGTTCTCATGGGCAAGGGCGTCCCGATGGGCGGAAAGCGGACGAAAAAGGCGTCGCGGCGGAAGGGCGGCGCGCTCTACGGTTTCGGTGGAGGTAACGGAAGTGGGAATGACGGCGGTCTTGCGGACGGCGCCGCGGCGTATGGTGATTCGGTTCTTCCGGGTTCGCAGGGTGGGTCTACGCTCGCGGGTGCTGGTCCGGCGAAGGGCGGACGCCGTAGTCGCAGGCGCAGTCATCGCCGCAACAAGAGCAGCAAGACGGCGAAGGTTGGCGGTAAGCGCCGGCGCTAAGATCGTTGAACTTGTCGCACTCGCACCGCGCGTAGTTGTATAGACAATTGCAGCAGTTCTCGGCGTCAGGATGCTTCCACGCAACGCACGTCACGAACCCCCACTCGTGCATGTAGGACGGAATGTAGTCGACATCGAGTGTGTAGTCAGTCCGCCTGCCCCCCTTGTAGAACGCGTCCTCCATGTCCAACTGAAACTTTTCGATAAACTTCCAGGTTGGGTGCTTTTTGTTTGTCGTGACTGCCGGTCCCACGTGCGCCTTGATAGTCACATGGGTCTTGGAAACCGCAGGCAGAATCTTCGTGACAACATATGTGTAGAGTTCCTGCATGTCGCAGGAATCTGGATCAGGTAGGTCAAGTAGTACGACATCGTACTTCTTGCCTTCCTCAAGTATGCGCGAATCGCGAACGTCCATGTCAAGAACCCGCACGCGCGGGTCCTTGAGAGACCCCTTGTTTTCTGGAAGGTTCTTGCTATCACTCGCCCACGCCACGAACTTTGCGTCCCAGTCCACGATCGTGATTTGCGGATGAGTGCAGCGCTTGAGGAGGTCGCGCGCCAACAAACCGTCTCCCCCGCCGAGAACGAGGATGTCTACGGTATGACTCCACGGGGCGGGGTGGGGCGGTTGGTTGTAAGAGTATGGAATTTCGGGCACGGAGCATAACATCTGCTTGCCGTACCTCTCTTCGTCGGCAGTCGAGAACTGCACTTCGCCGTCCATAAGGAGCACTTTACCGTGGCACGGCGTCTCCACATACTTCATGCGACACTTCGACATCTGCTCGTCCGCAAGCACCTTCGATACCTGAAACTCGACCTTCATTCCGTATTGCCAGTTTTCGCCCATTCTATTCTTTCGTATACTCTCTATAAGGCGGGCGTGCCCGAAATCCGTTTTGATGGAACCCCTCGCGAAAATACGGCGCCCCCCGTCTTATTCCGACTCCTTCTTCTTCATGCCGGACGGCGAAATGCCGCCGCTCGTAGTTTACACACCTGCACTCCCTCCCATGAAATCGCCGAGGGTGAAAATCGCCAAGCGCTGCATCTCTTTCCTCTTCCACATTCTTCTGATCAGTATATTTGAAACTCTGTTCTTCTTCCTTTTTATCTCGAAATCGGAAGACTCGGGCATTCAAAACACGATAAACGGTTACGTCCAAGGCGTCGTCTCGCAGTGTTCGGGGTGGAGCAAAAACGAGAGTGAGATAATATCAGACATTCTCGCCCTGTTTCTGAACGTGTCGGATGTCTTGAGCGCTGCGGCGCGCTCCGGTGAGCAGCGGAGGTACTACAACTTTATCCTGGAAGTGCAGGCGTGGGTCTACGTGGTGATGCTCGGCTTAATTTTTACGATTACGGCGCTCGCATACTCGATCCGCAAGGTTCCCATCAAGTGGAAAAACGTCATCATAGACAACATCTGCATGATCGTCTTGCTAGGACTCTACGAATACTTCTTCTTTCGAACCATCATTTACAAATACCAGAGTTTGAGCGACTCTGAGTTGGATGGAAATATCGTTACGCAACTGCAAACACAATGTGGACTTTTAATAGTATGATGAAACTGCCCTGGGCTGCGGCGGCGAAACCCGCACATGTATCAGATGCGATATTTATTTCACTCGGACTCGATTGCAACCCCGCGATAGAATTGCGGTCTCTCGGTCTTCGAAAGACGGCAATGCCGTTCGACTGGCTGCGATCCACACCCTCGGCGATCGAACACTGCATACGCACCGACTTTTCGGAATTCCAGACACATCTGCGTCTCGACCCCGCATCCGAACGCGTGGTCGACGGTCT